TCCTCGAGCTTCGCGGCGGCTTCCTTCTCGACCGCGGCGGTCTTCGCGGCGGCAGCTGCGACATTCGCAGCGATGTCGGCGCGGTCGCCGCGGATCGTCCGGGCGATCGCCGTCACCTGATCCACCAACGTCAGCTTCCTCGTGATGTCCTTCGTGACGGCGATCCGCGCGGTGATCTGCGCGCTGATCTCTTTCAGCCGCGCGATCTGGCCTTTCAGCGTGCTGATGTCCTGGACGTCGACCAGTTCGCGGCCGATCATCTGGTCGAAAAACTGGTTTCGCTGGCTGGCGGAGACGCCCTCCGCTGCTTTGGCGCCCCCGAACTTGAACGTGCCTTGCGCCGCGACCTTTCCGAAGTTCAGCCCGAACGGGAACGGCCGCGGATCGAACAGGCCCGCGCCGATCGAGCCCTGCGCCGGTTTCTTGTTCAGGTCCTTGATGAGGTTCTGGAGCGGCTCGATGAACGGGAACTGGAACGCCAGTCCGCCCTTGATCTTGCCGCCGAGCATCCCGAACAGGCCGCCGCTCCCGCCGCCACCTAGGATCTTCGGGACCGGCACGCCGTTCAGTCTCTCCATCGCGCCGATCACTTCGTTCAGCGCCCCAGTAACGTCGGTGAGAGCCGGGACAACCTGGTTGCCGGCCGACGCGGCGAGGTTGTCCATCTGTGCTTTGAGGCGCCGCTGCTGACCGGCGAGCGCGTCGCCGGTTCGGAGGGCGTCGCCTTGCTGAACGGCGGTGTCTTTGAGGATGAGGTTGTAGCGGGCCTGGACTTTTTGCTGCTCGGTCAACGTGGCGCCTCGCGCGGCGAGGCCGCTGCGATACGCCTCCTGCTTCACTCTCGCCTCTGAGAGCAGCACGCCGAAGCGGCGCAACGGTTCGGCCTCGCCGGCGAGGCCGGAGCGGAGCCGGTCGAGCATGTCGGACGGGTCGGCGTTGTTGAACGACGCCATGTCGGCGCCCAGCTCGACGAGGCGGCGGCTCATGTCGGATGCGGGTTTGTCGGCGAGCCCGATCGTCTGGAACATCGTCCCGAAGTCGCCGGCCGCTTTGAGCGCCTCACGGCTCGAGACTCCGAACCCGGTCGCGAGCGTCTTCGACCATTTCACGACAGCGTCGCCCGAGTTGCCAAACACGACCATCGACCGGTTCATCTGCTCGTTCAGGTCCGACGCAGCGTCGACGGATGTCTTTAGCGCGACGCCCAGCCCAACCGCGCCGATCTGCTGCGGGCTGAACCCCAGGAACGCACCCGACGCGGCCTTCGCCTGGCCGGTCAGCGTCTTGTTGAACTGCCTCGATGCCACCTCCGCCTTCGCGTACGCCTTCTCGAGGGAGCGGCTGTCACCGAGGAGCCGGACCAGCAGCTCGGCCACTAGATCCTCATCCCGGCGAGCTGCTCGAACAGTTGGGCGCTGGCGAGCATCTGCATCGGTGTCAGGTCGCCGACGTCACGAGGTCGGATCCCGAAGTAGCCGAGGGCGGGGGTCCAGTACGACTCGGGGGCTGCTCCTGGGTCTCCGAACTCTTCGACGTATCGGCCCCATTGGAGCTCGGCCTCGCGTCTGAGCTTGGGGGAGGAGGGTCGGCATCATCCTCGACGGGGCCGGGCTCGTAGGTGACTGTCGCCCCGAACGGGGCGTCCTCCAGTCGCTCCCACAGACCCGGGACGTCGCGGGTCTCGACCTTGCCGTTGCGGTGCAAGGCCATCATCGCGAGCACACCGACCATTTGCGGGTCGGCGTAGCGTTTCACCCAGCCCCACTCACGCTGCGTGATCGGCTGCGCGGCCAGGTCGATCTCGTAACTGCCGTCGAACGGTTTGAGCCCCGCGAGGGTGACGGTGTCCATCAGGCCGCCGACCCGTTGAACCTGTCGGCGATCCTGTCGAGCGCCGCGTCGATCGCGCGGGCGGTCTCGTCCTCGTTCTCGTTCAACGCCGGGACAAGCGCTTTCCGCATCTGCAAAGCACCGAACTTCGGGCGCAGCCCCGTCGTTTTTCGGAGCGACTGCTCGACCTCGACGCCGCGCTGCCGCACCCGGGTCCGGTAGCCGGCCGCTGTTCGGGCGTCGTAGCGCGTGAACTTCTGGCCTGCGTCGACACGAACGTGGTCGCCGGCCTGGCGTAGCTCGTCGCGGACCGCTTTGCGGCTGGACTTCTCAGCCTGGGCTAGGGCTTTCATCAACTGGGTGTAGCCCTCGACCCGCTGGGTCGCGCCGCCTGCTCCTCTCGGCGGCATCTAGGCGTCGGGCGCGTTGTAGAACTGGAGGCCGTCCTCGTCGGCCGCGTTGAACGTGACCTCGAACGTGTCGACATCCCCACGCGTCCCGCCGGGCCCGTACGAGTACAGCTGGACGTTCCCTCTGAGCTCGGGGTTGGTTGCGGACGCGACGCTGTTCTGGTCGGGCCGCCACGCGAACGCGACAACCTCGCGGTCTTTGTGGATCGGGTAGAGCGTTTCGTGGACCTCGCCGGCGCCGTAGCTGCCGAAGAACTCGACGGTGACGGACTGCTCCGTCGGGCCGGGCAGGTACTCGTTCATGCCGGTCGCCGAGAACCCTGAGACGTCCTCGCGGGAGTGCTCACTCGAAAATCGAACGCTGCGGCACAGGTTTGACAGGTCGGTTGCGTCGACCGACACCGAGTCCATCAACGCGATTCGTTTAGCCATTGTCATCCTCCTTCTTCTCGTGCTCGTGTTTGGTGTCGCGTTTCAGGACGCGGATAGCGCCTCGCGCCTTCGCGCGCCGCTCGACGTCGGGGCCGAGGTCGGCTTCGAACTCTTCGCCGGGGGCGTAGCCGAGGAACCCGGTGTTGCCGGTGACTTTGTAGAGCGTCACGTCAGCACCCTTATCCGCCACTCCGCGCCGAGCAATCTGCTGTTGGTGGCGACGTCCTCGACGTACTCCCGCAAACCGGACGTCCCGGAGCCGCCGCCCTCTTCACCGATGTAGAGCGAGTCGACGACACCGCCGAGTGTCTGATCGGCGACCAGGGCCGCCGCAACACCGGTCTCGGGCTCGAGCATCTGGTACAGGAGCTGCTGGCCGGCGTCCGAGTCTGCGGTCGTGACCCTGGCGCGGACGGTGAAGAACATTTGCCAGCCGCCGCGGGGGCCGAACCCCATCCCGATCTGGAACGGATCCCCGGGATAAATGTCGATCGTTGGCGGGGTCGCATTGGCGAGCCAGTACGGGTAAATCTGCAGGTCGGGGATGTCTTCACGCAGCGGCTCCAGCGCGAGCGCGAGCGCCTCTACGATCTCCGGCAGGGTCGCCACTAACCAACGCCCCAGCTCTCCTGCAACACCGTCAGTTTCTGCAGCGCCCGCGAATGACGGCTGACGAACGTGGGGCCGGACGGGCTGTCCAAACCGATGACGCCGAACGGAACCTCGGATTCGTTCCACAGTTCGGCGCCGCGCTCCAACGTGACCTCTGTGGCGAGCGCGAGCTCCCACGCGGCCAAACCGGTCTCCCGGCCCATCTTCGCGTTCACCTCACCCGACGCCGCGACGAGGATCCTGTCGGCGGCGGCGGCCTGCTCCGCGGTCGGTGTCCTGATCTTGAGGCGGCGGAACAGCTCGTCCGTCGAGCCGTACACGTCGGCGGGCGGAACCGCGCCGGGCGCTGAGGAGGTAACGAAGAGATCCTCGATGCCGAGCACGTCGCCGGCGCCCTTCCAGATCAACGTGTACTGGCCGGCGGTGTCGGGGGCGATCAGGCCGAGGACGGCGGTCGCTGGGGCCGAGGTGCTCGTGCTGGTGTTGTCGCTGATCTCCAACGTGAGGACGTCGACCAACCCGGTTTCGCCGGTGTCGATGACCGCCTCGAACGCGGCTTCCGGCTGGACGTTCATTGGGCGGCCCCGACGGAGTAGTGGATCCCGGCGAGTGAGAACCAGTCGATCATGCCGCCGCCCATCAGCATCCCTTGGAACGTCACCGTACCGTCCGGGTTTACGTCGAAGCGGGCGTTGTTGCCGTACGCGGGGCAGCCGAAGAGCAGCTTGCCGAGCGGGCGGGAGTCAAGGTCGAACGTCGTCAAGACCATGCCGGTGTCGTCGTCGGAAAGCGGGGGGTTGCACGCGACCAGCCCCTGCATGTGGACAACGTTGTTCAGGGTGAGCCGGTAGGCGGGGTCGGCGAACCCGTCTCCGTACGCGGCGCAGCGCGGGTTCAGTGTGAGCGGCCGCCAGTCGACGTACGCGACGCCGGCGAGGATCGCGTCGACGTCTTCGGTGGTCGAGACCCGGGTGAGCGGGTAAACCCCTGACCCGTCGTCGACGGGCGCCGCCCCAAGGCCGGGGTCGGCGGCCGTCTTGACGTCTTGGAGGTCGCGGAGCCTACGGATCACCCGGGTCGCCGCCATCTACTTGTCTTCCTGCACCTCAGGCTCCGGCTCAGGCTCGTCGTCGTCGTGCTTGCCAGCCTTGCCCTTCGCCTTGCCTTTCGGTTCGGCGTCGGCGCCGGCTCCGGCCCAGGACGGCTCGAGACCGACGGCCTCTTTGTTCGGGTCGTCCATCAGCCCGTCGGTCATGGCGTCTTCACGATCTCGGCGAGGCCGTTCACGTCGATGACGAGCCAGGTGTAGTAGCCGTAGTAGGCGACCTGTACTCCGAGGACGGACGGCTCGATGACCTGCAGCGCGCCTCCGCGCTGCTCGTACACCTCGACCGCAGCGGACGACGCGACGATCGACGAGCCGGAGGTGAGGCCCGCGGTCATGTAGACGGGGATCCCGCTGATCTGGCCCATCGCGCCGGAGCCGAAGTTCGCGGCGGTGAAGCCGGGGCTGATCGCGTTCGTCGGGTTGACCGGCGCGAACAGCGGCGCCCACACGCCGAGCTGGTCGGGCGGGACGAACATCGCGAGGCTTCCCTGTCCGCCGGTGGCGGTGTAGATCAGGCCCGCGGCTTCCCAGAGTGCGGCGTTCAACGAAGCCTCGGTGGGTGCTCCGGTCGCGATCGTCTCCGTTGTCGGAGCCGCGGTCTTGAGTGCGGCCCCGAGTGCGGCTTCGGTGACGGTGCCGTACTTGCCGGCGAGGTCGTTGATGACGACGTCCATGATCGACGGCGTCGACCAGTCCAGGTTCTGGCGGCTGATGTTGACGTACCCGCCGTACGTGCTCGCGACGACGTTCGTGTTCGTGATCGTCATCTTCTGCGAGACGAGCTCGTTCTTCTCGCCGGTCGGCTGCACCGCCACGTTGGTGTGCTGGGTGACTTTGGGCCGGTTCCAGTTCCCCGACGGGATGTCGCGGGGACCGAACCAGGTTGTCATCGGGCGGGCCTGGTCGACGAAGTTGATGACCGGCTGCAGGATCGGCGACGGGATCAGGCCCGGGTTGTCGGAGGTGATCTGGTGGGCGGCGGTGCGGTTGTAGAGCTCGAGGCGTTTGGTGGCCTCGTCGTCGCCGCCGCCGCGGGACTTCCAGATGTCGTTGACGTACTGGCCGGCGGACCGGTACTCCATCGTCTGCGGCTGGTCGGGGCTGTGGGTTTCGAGGAGCCGGCCGATCTGGCTGATCCGCTCCCGGCTTTCGAGGCTGATGCGGGCGGATTCCTGCATCGGCTTCGCCTGCTCGTTCAGCTCACCCTGCCTGGTGTGGGCTCGGGTGACCAATTCCATTTCCTGGGGGGTGAGGTCGCGCCCTTCCTTCTCGGCGGCCTCGACGACACCGTCGATGAACTGCTGCTTCTCCTCGATCTCACCCGAGATCCGGGCGAGCATCTGGTCTGTTGCACGCATTGCGGGGTCCTCCTGACGACGCGAACGATTGACGTGCTTATGTCGCTCGAGCGTCGCTTCCCCCGCAACAGCCGGCCCACCCAGTGGTCTACAACGGCTGGTAGTTCAGCGATCCGTCAGAACATACACCTTCTCGAGCTCCCACGCCCGAACGGTGGCAAGGTTCGGCGCCACAATGCCGCCAGGAGCCGCTGTAATGCCCTGTGCCGCGTCGGAACGGACAGACAGTACTCGGGCACCCTCATACGCAGGATCCGGGGTCATGGCGATGTGGCCGAGCCACGCCTTCACCAACCTACGCAGCGACCGGTTGCTCTCCCACTGCTCGCCATCGGCCATCGGCAGGAACCCCACGGAGGCGTCGAGGATCTCCTCACCGGCGAGCTCCAACGTCTCGTCGCCGAGCAGTGTCTTCGCGATCCGGACCTCCGCGACGAGGCCGGCGTCGCCGCTGTGGAACTTGACGGCGCGGCCGACGGTGCGGGTGATGTCGTGGTCGCGGTTGACGGTGACACGGTTCGCGCGGCGCTCGATCCCGTCGAACGCGCCCTTCGAGAACACTTCGCGGACCATCCGGCCCTCGTACGGGACAATGGTTTCTTCTTCGTAGGGCATCGCGATCAGCTCGATCGTTCGGTTGGGGAAGCTGACCCCGATCTGTTTCGCGGCCCGGTACTCGAGCGTCGGTGCTTCGGTCATCTCAAAACTCCTGCGGCTAGGTCTTGCGGGGCGGTGTCGTCCAACCGTTCGGCCTCGCGGATCTCGGCGACGCTCAACGCGGGGTTCCCTCGCGGGTCGACGATGCTGTTGAGGATCTGGGCTGTTTGGGCGCGCTCGTACGGGCCGGGCTGGACGTACTCGTCGCGGTTCAACTCCACCCGGGTTCCTCTGGGGAGCAGGAACCCGGACAGCGCGGACATGACAGCCTGCGCTTTGGGGCGGAGGCCGGCGCGCCAGTGGTAGTCGAAGATCGCGGAGACGTTCGCGTACGTCATCGAATCGCCGCCGCTGGGGAGCCCGACGAGGTGGGGCGGGACTCCGAGCAGCACGGCGATCCTTGATTCGTTGAACGTCGAGAGCTCGAGGAGCGCCATGTCTTTCGGGTTGATCTGGGTCGCTTCCCAGGTGATGCCGCCGGACAGGACCGCCGGTTCTCCGATGGTGGACATGCGGGCCTGAACCCATTTCGCCTGGAGCTCCTGGGCTTTCTCCTGGGTGAGTTCTTCGGGGTGGGTGAGGATCGACGACGGGATGCCGCCGCCGGCGGCGAGGGTCGTCGCGTACCGGGACAGCACCTGCGCCGCGACCAATCGGGCGGCGCCGGCTTCAAGGGGGCCGTGGCCGTGCGCGTCGGCGGTGCTGGAGCGGTAGCGGATGTGGAGGACGTCACTGGTGCGGTTCTCGTCGCCGATCGTGTAGTAGCGGTACCCCTGCCGCATCTC